TTGTACTAGAACTATACAGGTAAATCTCTGAGTGAATCCTAAAATGCTGAGATGCAATTTCATCGCCCGAATATGTTCTTATTCCGGATGAAGTAGGAATTTCGATTTTATCTACATTCGTGCACAAGTGATCATTTCCATCGAAATATGAAAAATAAACATCATACATATAGTATCTCTCCTTTTCATAATACTCGGCATGGCAGTGCCTGTATTAACAGTATAGGAGAGGTGGAGGAGAATAGCAAGTAGCATGCAGATCAGCTGTCAATAAAACGGACAGAAGAGAAAGGAGAGTGATTAAGTTGGCTATGGAGATGCTTGATAGAGAATTCCGAGAAGACCAGAGCGCGATATTAAGCAATGAGATTTCGCGGTGTATGATTCAGAACAATATGACATTGGAGAATCTGGACGAGGCGTGCGAGATTGTACGTGAGGTGTTTAGAAAGAACGCCACAATGAAAGGCTGACGAAAAGCCAGCCCCATTATTATCCCTTGTGGCATTCACGGCAACAATGATAACATCCGTCAAACTTTTTATCGGGATAAGCAATCTGCGCAGCAATTATAGCTGCCTGACAAGAACTGTATCTTCCAATATACTGTCTGTTAAGTTCGGATGGAAGATAATAGCAGTTTTCTGTATGTACTTCATAATTGCCGTTAATATCTGGATAGATATAAAAATAGTAATTTTGCATCATGATGGAACTCCTTTCGTAGTACTCGGACATGCCAGTGTCCTGTATTTACAGTACAGGGGATTTCATTGGACAACGCAACAAGTACAAACAGTGTTTCATAAGCTTTAGAGAGGTGGTGTAAATGACCATAAAAAGCATTGTAGTAATTGACGGAAAAGAAGTAGAGGTTAAGGAACTGGAAGATAAAGAGGCATTTGCAGAAAGTGTTAACCAAAGGGTTCTTTTTGACAGAAACTACATAATAGAGAAAACCGCGTAAGCGGTAGAAAGGAAGGACAAGCATGGAAGAGATTAAATTACCGACAGTGCCGGAGCTGGAGCTGATCCCGATCGAGCGGAGAAATTTTCCGGAAGAGGATCACAAGCAGGAGAAAATTCAGCACAAAAGAAAAGAAAGAGACAATGCTGCAAGAGGACTGATCGCGATAACGGTTGCCAGCATGATGTTAAACGCGGTGATGGCTGTGATTATTTACATCCTGCAGGCAGGACCGATCTAAGGGAGAGGACAAAAAATGGATGTAAAGGTAAAGAAAGATGCCGAAGAAGAAATGAACTGCATCTTAGATCTACTTGAAGAATGGTGTCTGAAATACGATCAGGATTATGCAAACGCGGTTGTACTTGTAAAACATGATCAGATCACATCGTGGGGAAGTATAGGCAATCACGAAGATTTTGACGTTTACAGAACAAAAGAGCGCCCATAAATGAGGCGGCAACCTCAGGGCGCATAGATAAATAATCAACATTATTGTAACAGAAAGGACGAGAAAAGTGAAGAAATTTGAATTAACAAATGAATTTGTAACAAATATGTTCGGGACAAAGCTGTTCCGCATCCGTGCCCTTGTTGAGTTCGGCGATGTGGAAGCCGGAGAACTTGGCGGGTATGTGGAGAAGGAATCAAACCTTGGTCATGACGACAATGCGTGGGTGTACGGCGATGCGCGGGTGTACGACAATGCGCTGGTGTACGACAATGCGCGGGTGTACGGAGATGCACAGGTTTCCGGCGATGCGCGGGTGTACGACAATGCGCGGGTGTACGGAGATGCGTGGGTGTACGGAGATGCGTGGGTGTACGGCAATGCGCTGGTGTGCGGCAATGCGCGGGTGTACGACAATGCGCGGGTGTACGGAGATGCGTGGGTGTACGGCAATGCGCGGGTGTGCGGCGATGCGCTGGTGTGCGGCGATGCGCGGGTGTGCGGCAATGGGGACTATGCATACGCTCACGGTTTCGGATCTGTCAACCGTACAACGACCTTCTTCCGTCTCAAAGATGGTGGCGTGGGTGTACGGTGCGGATGCTTCTACGGGACGCTTGCACAGTTCCGGGATAAGATCCGGGAGACACATGGAGAAACAAAGAAGGCACAAGAATATTTAATGTTAGCGGACTTAATGAAACTTAGATTTGAAAAATAGCAAAATACTTTAAATGATGAAAGAAGAACTCTGTAAAAGTTTACAGAACAAAAGAGCGCCCATAAATGAGGCGGCAACCTCTGGGCGCATAGTTAAAAGATCAACTTTATTTTAGACGAAAAAGAGGGATTTGTAAAGAAATGAAAACTGTAAAGGTAACAACTGACAATAAAGTGTCCATTATTGATGTGGATTTCTCTGATTTCAAGAGCATTCAGCAAGCAATTGGTGGTTCTTTTGAGACGGTCCATACTCAACTCATGGCGGATTATTTCAAAAATCCGTCCGTGATTATGCTAGTCGATGAAGAGGGGCTTGTTAAAGGACTTTCGGAGAATGCATTAGGGTGCGCATTGTATGGAACGGCAAGGCATGGTTATCCTATTGTTGGGGACTTGATTTTTGGTATTGTGGTGGGAGAAGACATTGTCGGTCCGGAAAATCCAGAAGCAATGATAGAGAGGCTGATTGGTACATTTATCGGATTAAAAAGGGTATGAAGTGAGAGGAGATTAATATGAACGAGTTGACATTAAATGTGAAGCAGAATCCAGGGGTTATCGAGTTGAATTTTGATGAGATCGAAAAAGCTCTGGATGCGAAACTGGCGGAGTATAAAGGTGCGGTATTTACCGAGGAAAGCAAGAGCATCGCAAAATCAGAGGTAGCCAACCTCAGAAAGCTGAAAAAGGACTTTGAAGATGCGCGGAAGGGCGTAAAGAAAGAATGGATGAAACCATATGAGGACTTCGAGGCGAAGATGAAGAACTTGACTGAGAAGATTGATGAACCCATCTGCCTGATTGATTCTCAGCTGAAGGACTTTGAACGGAAGAGAAGAGAGGAACGGCGTGAGAAGATCAAGGAAATCTATCAGGAAATCATTGGTGACATGGAAGAGTACTGTGACCTTGGAAGAATTTACGACACAAAATGGGAGAATGCCACTACAACCATGAGATCTATCAGGGAGAGCATAGCTACTGCTGTAGAGAGTGCCAGAATTGCAGTAAGCACTATTTCCGGGATGCAGTCAGATGCTGTGGAAAAAGCGCTTGAGATTTATAAGGATTCTCAGGATATGGCTAAGGCAGTTGCCTACATAAACAATTATGAACAGCAGAAAGCTGAGATCATGCGCAGGGAAGAGGAGCGCAGACGTCAAGAGGAAGAAAGGAGGCGTCTTGCTGAGGAAAAACGGATCCGTGTAGCAGAAAGAGAAGCTATTGAGCGAGAAGCGAGGATCCGGGAGCAGGCGCGTCAGGAAGCAGAAGCAAGAGAATCCCAGGCCGCAAGACAGGAAGCGGCAGTTGCCCCGCTTGAGACCGAAAAGTCTGGTGGTGATGATGTGATGCCGTTTGTGCAGCCGGACACCCGGACTGTGTTTTATCATGTGGTGGCATCCGATGAAGATATCCAGGCTATTGATATGGCACTGGATAGCATTGGAGTTTATTACGAACGGAGGGACGGATAATGCAGGAAGGACAGGCAATGCTTCCAGGAGCACCGAAGATTTACGCGGCTATTGCAGGTGTGATCAATGACATCGGCGTGGTGTCCAAGGATAAGGTTAATAAGCAGCAGGGCTTTAAGTACAGGAGTGTGGACGACGTTTATAGCGTCCTGAATCCCGCTCTGGCAAAGAACAAAGTATTTATTCTTCCGGAGATTTTGGACGAGACCCGGGAGATCGGAACGAGCAAAAGCGGAGGCAGGGTCACTTCTGTCATTCTTAAAATGAAATATACGGTATACGCGGAAGATGGATCCCATGTTGAGACCGTCCTCAAAGGTGAGGCTATGGATACAGGGGATAAGGCTATTAACAAAGCCATGGCGATCGCATATAAGTATCTGTGCTTCCAGCTCTTCTGCATTCCGGTTGAGGATATGGCGGATCCGGATGCGGAGATCCATGACATGGATGGGAAGACGACCCAGGAAAAGAATGCTGGAAAAGGTAAGACATCAGCACCCGCTGCAAAGAAGCAAGAATCGGCAAAAGCTCAGCCGGCCGAAAATAAAGAGGGCAATCCGGAGCAGAAGAGAGGTGCTGCGCAGGAAAGCGAAGACAGGAAGGTAACTGAGGTGATGGTGAATACGATCCGCGCTGAGCAGAAGCGGACCGGTGTGTCGGATAAAATGATCCTTGATCGGTTGCATTCAAAGGCAAAGAGCATCGAAGAAATGACTGTAGAGGAATTTAAGCAAGCCATGAAGATTTTTGAAGTAACAAAGGATTTAAAGCGGGAGGCATCAGATGAGCATAAATAGTGTGAATTTAACAGGCCGTCTCACCAGGGATCCGGATGTGCGGTACACGGATGGCGGGACAAGCATTGCGCGGTTTACCCTTGCGGTAGACCGCCGCTTTAAACAGGACGGCGGACCAACGGCAGACTTCCCCAGCTGTGTCGCTTTTGGAAGGACAGCGGAATTTATTGAGCGGTATTTCCGCCAGGGCATGAAGCTGGAGCTGACTGGCAGGATTCAGACTGGATCTTATACAAACAAGGACGGTGTAAAAGTATATACAACGGATGTGATCGCGGAGCAGGTCGGATTCGGGGAGAGCAAGAGTTCGTCGCAGGATTGTGGAGCCCATATGGAGTATGGCGGAGGCTTCGGACAAGAAGATGGAGACGGATTTATGAATATCCCAGACGGGATTGACGAAAAACTGCCGTTTAATTGAGGTGATGTGAATGATTATACAGATTGACAGCAGGGAAAAGGCGCGGGCGATCACGAAGATCGTGGCGGAGTTTGACCGACAGAATATTACGCATCCGGTATCAAAGCTGATGGTCGGGGATTACATGAACTATGATAATCCCCGGCTGATTATCGACAGAAAGCAGAACCTGTCAGAGCTGTGCAATAACGTCTGCAACGATCATGACCGGTTCCGAAGGGAGCTGATCCTTGCACAGAAAAATGAGATCCAGCTAGTGATCCTGGTGGAGCACGGGAAGGGGATTACCTGCCTGCAGGACGTGGCATGGTGGGATAATCCCCGCAGATGGAAGAGACAGCGAAATCGGGTCACTGGAAAGTGGGAGGATGTCGAAACAAAGGCTATGACAGGCGATGTATTGTATAAAATTCTCTGTACTCAGGAACAGAAGTATGGTTGCCGATTCCTTTTCTGTGATAAGGACGAGACGGGAAAAGAGATTATTCGGATTTTGATGGGTGGACTATGAACAGTGAAGAAATTAAGAAAACTTATAGCATGCGAGATATTTTAGGACGGTATGGGATGCAACCGAACAGAGCTGGCTTCATCTGCTGCCCATTCCATAAAGAGAAAACCGCATCCATGAAGATCTATCAGGACAGCTATTATTGCTTCGGATGTGGCGCACATGGGGATATTTTTGACTTTGTAAGCCAGATGGAAGATATCACATTCCGGGAAGCATTTTTCAATCTGGGCGGGACATACGAGCAGAAAAAAGAGACGTTCGGAGAACGAATGTCGCGGTATCACGCCCGGAAAGAGTGGGAGATGCAGCAAAGGCAGAAAGAGAATCTGGAAGAGCGGCGGAAAGTCAATAGCGAGCTGATCGACATATATCGAGACTGTCTGATACTTACAGTGCCGCTTTCTGATCTCTGGACGGAAAGCTATAACAAGCTGCAGTATCAACTGTATTTACACGAAGTTTTAAATGAACCGAGGTGATAAGGAGCGATATGAAACCTTTAAACAGTTACGATAAAAAAGGAATCCTGGCAGAGGAAGTCTTTGTGGAAATCTTTGAGCAGGAGGATGCTATAAGACGGGCACAGATGCTCCTTTCCTTTCAGGATCGTGCAAAGGAGCTCGGAGTAAAAGGGCAGTTTGACACAATGGTGAAAGCATTCGAAAAAGCTGAGAAGGAAACTCAGCAGAAACAGCGGCAGAGTCAGACACTCATTGAAAACTGGACGAATTTTACTGGGAAGTACGACTCTATGAAGTGCGGATCCTGGCTTGCCGCAGACAATGGTATACGGACATTCAATAAGGATTATTCCAACGAGGTGATCGTCTGTTACCATCCAATCATGCCGATCGGAAGGATGCGGAACCTGGAGACAGGGGAAGAACAGATCCGGCTGGCGTATAAACGTAATCACCGCTGGACAGAGATTGCCGTCCCAAAAGATATTATATCTTCGGCAAGCAAGATTGTCTCGTTGTCCAAGCTCGGTGTAGCAGTCACATCCGAAAATGCAAAATTGTTGGTGAAATATCTGTCGGACGTAGAAAATATGAACGATGACGAGATCCCAATTCAAAGATCGAGCGCAAAACTAGGCTGGATCGGAGATGGTTTTCTGCCGTATGATACGGAGATTATTTTTGATGGGGATATGGCATTCGGACAAGTATACGAGAGTATCCGAGAGCATGGAAGCTGGCAGGAGTGGCTGGAGCATGTGAAGGCATTACGCAGGACAGGGCGGTTGGAGATCAAATTTTCTCTAGCAGCATCCTTTGCAAGTATTCTAGTCAACCGTTTAGGTGCTCTTCCGTTTATTGTTGATCTTTGGGGCGAGACGGAAGGGGGAAAATCTGTCTCCATGATGCTTGCGGCTTCGATTTGGGCGAATCCGGACAATAACCAGTACATAGGCGATTTCAAGACAACGGACACACAGTTGGAGATTCGCGCGGACTTACTGAACCATCTTCCTTTGATGCTGGATGATACCAGCAAGACTAGCAGTCGGATCAGAGATAATTTCGAGGGCGTCGTGTATGATTTGTGTTCTGGGAAGGGCAAGAGTCGATCCAATAAAGAACTTGGAATCCGCCGGGAGAATCGATGGAAGAATACGATCCTTACAAACGGGGAGCGCCCATTGACGTCCTATGTGTCGCAGGGTGGCGCGATTAACCGTATTCTTGAGATTGAATGTGGTGAAAAGGTATATCAGGACCCACAATATACAGCGGAGCTGCTCAAAAAGAACTATGGATTTGCCGGGAAACGGTTTGTGCAGGTCATAAAGAAGATGGGCGCGGAAGAACTCAGGGAGATACAGCAAAAGCTTCAAAAGGAGCTATTCAGCGTTGATAAAATGCAGAAACAGAGCATAGCCATGTCGGTCCTGTTGCTGGCTGATCGGATAGCAACGGATCATATCTTTTATGATGGAGAATATATCAGTGTACAGGAAGCTGAAAGCGTCCTTGTGGATAAGAGTGAGGTGTCAGAGCATGAGCGTTGTTACCACTATCTGCTTGACAAGATTAACATGAACCGGCAGCGTTTTGATGCCGCGGCAACGACGGAGCAATGGGGGATTATTAGCGAAGGATATGCAATCATGTACCCTCAGGCTGTGAAGGAGCTGTGCCGGCAGGGAGATTATTCCTACAAGGCATTCCTCAACTGGGCGGATAAGCAGGGAATTATCCAGACAGACGGCAAGAACCAGACAAAGCTGAAGAAGATCGACGGCAAGCCGGTTCGCTGCGTATTCTTGCAGCTGAACGAATTCCAAGACAAGGACGGATTCGAGCCGACGGATGTATCGCAGGAAGAGCTCCCGTTTAAATAACGGTAACAAAGTAACAGGGGTAACATTCGAAAACGCCTATATATATCTGAAATATATGTATATATATCGTTCCGCACCCTATAAGGGAAAAGAGGTGTTACTAATGTTACCGCTCGGAAAAGTGCTGATAAACCTAGTAAATACGCGGGTTTGCGTGGTAACAAATGCATTTGTTACTTTTTGAAATATCGTGTTACAAAACAATGTTCTTGTTACTTTTGGAGGTATTTATGGATAAAAAAGTGAAAGACCTGCATGAGAAGATCACAGATGTGTATAACACCATGTGGGTAGCGTATAAAAAATATCTTGAAGATGGGTATGTGCGATATATCAATGATGCCGCCTCTGATTTAGAAAAGAAATATCAAGACGATCCAGTGATCATGCAGTTTATTTGGTACCAAAAAGCATCATGGTCGGGACCAGTAGAGCAGATTAAGGAGTGGTCGTGATGAAAAAAAAAGAAAGAGGATGCAAAGCAGGTAAAGGCAGACGATGCAAAGATCTGCTACCTGTGCGGTGAGCTGATTGTCGGAGATTATGAATATGTTCGTACAAAACGTCGGACAGAGATGTATTTCCACAAAGGCATGAAATGCAGAAAGGGAAAATGATGGACGAGACAAGAGAAACTAAAAGAAATGTAATCCGGAGTATCCGGAAAGGCTCTGTTCAGTGGAGCGAAGAAGACCGGCTTAAAGTTGCAACATTGCTTTTAAAGGCTGGGTATGCGGTAAAACTGAACAGACAGCCGATTCCAGGAAAAGCATCCGGAAAGACGCAGCAGATGGAATATGTGATTGAATACTGGGAGGAATAGGCGTGATAAAGAAGAAAGGCATGAACCCAGCGTTGGCACGAATGACGCAGATCCAGAAGGACAACATGCTGATCAGCTTAGGAAGATTTATTTTCCGATCGCAGAGTCCTGGAAGCTAATTCGGGAGTTCTGCGATGCGACAGGGACGCCCGTTGAGTGCTTCAAAGTGCACGAGCGGGCGCAGGATATATATGAGAGATCAGATAAGACGCAGTTCGCCACAGAGATTGTGTCAGCTACGGTGAATCTTATAGACCGTCTCATGAGAGAGAATGGAGGTACAGCAAAAGAATGGAGAAAGTAACGATTGATTATAATCGTCTCTGCCTAGAGTTGGAAAAACAGGGTAAGACAAAAGCAGATTTATCTAGGGACATGACGAAGAACAAGAACTTCGTCGGCTTGATGGAAAAGAATCCGGATCAGCCAGCGGAGGTAGAACGGCTTATGTGTTTGCTGCTCGGATTGGAACAGGGGAGTCTGATCAAGCAGGAGGAAGCAACTGGATCACAGGGAGAAATCAAGATACTGGAAAACCTGCGCAAAGAAATGCGAGAAATCCATCAGGCTATTATAGAGTACGGGGAGCTTATCGAGAAAATTTGGAGTAAAGTACATGCAAATACCCTTCAGCTTGAGAAAGTAAAGGAAGATGTTAAGGAATGTGCACAGGTGTTAAAGATGACCGATTACGACAAAGCGGTTCGTTTTTTGAAAGAGACATTGGCAGGTGGTCGGATCGATGGCGCGGAGGTATTGAGGATGGCAGATGCTACAGGGATCAAGAGAGCGGATCTCAATAAAGCAAAGAGAGATATCGGTGTAGACACAGCACAGACAGGATACGGTAAAAATCAAAAGACATGGTGGTTTTTGTCTGAGTAAAAAAAGAAAGGAGCCAGCCTCCGGCCGGGGCAATGGTATACCGGGCTTCTTGCGAGAGATGAAGAGAGATTTGATAATAGACTGCTTTGCCGGTGGAGGTGGGGCAAGCGTAGGAATTGAGATGGCGCTGGGGCGATCGGTCGATATTGCAATCAATCACGATCCGGATGCAATTCTGATGCATAAAACGAACCATCCGAATACATTACATCTGACAGAAGATATTTTTAGGGTGGATCTGAAAAAATATGTGAAAGGTCGGCATGTGGCTCTTATGTGGGCATCGCCGGACTGTACGAGCCATAGCAAGGCGAAAGGGGGGAAACCCCGTGAGAGAGGTCTAAGGATCCTTCCGTGGGCCGTGTATAAGCATACGAAGGCTATCCTACCGGATATAATCCTGATGGAAAACGTGGAAGAGATTCAACAGTGGGGCCCGCTTGACGCAGACGGACATCCGATCAAGGAGCGCCGCGGAGAGGATTATCAGAAGTTCATAACAGCCATGAAGTCTCTCGGATATGTATTTGACTGCCGGGAGCTTGTGGCAGCAGACTATGGAGCGCCTACAACACGGAAACGTTGGTACGCAATATTCCGGCGGGATGGTCGGGAGATTGTCTGGCCGGCACCGACACATTTCAAGGATAGAGAACCACACTGGAAGGCATGCGGAGATTACATAGACTGGTCTGATTTGGGACGGTCTATATTTGATAGACCGAAGCCACTGGCAGATGCGACTATGAAGCGAATTGCAAACGGAATTCGAAAATATATCATTGAAAATCCTGCACCATATATTGTAAAGGATGGGGGAAAACTGTTTGTTTCATATTTGGACAAGGCATATGGCGGAAATTATGCAGGCTGTGGGAGCGACTTGAGTAATCCGTGTAGTACTATAACAACTGTGGATCATAACCGACTTGTAACTGCATTTTTGATCCAATACCACGGAGAGACAAAGGCAGGAGAGTCCCGTGGGCAACTTCTGACGGAGCCAATAAAGACCATAGATACCAGCAATCGGTACGGACTCGTAACCGCATTTATTACAAAGTTCTATAAAAGCGGGATCGGACAGGAATGCGATGAACCGTTACACACCATTACAACATCGCCGGGGCATTTCGGACTGGTGAATGTAGTGTTGGATATTGAGGGGGAAAAGTATATCCTGAATGACATCTTCCTCAGGATGCTAAAACCGGAAGAACTGAAACTGATGCAGGGCTTTCCGAAGGATTACATCATTGACCGGGATTACAGGTGGAAATCATATCCGATTACAAAACAGGTGGCACGGATTGGGAACAGTGTTGTGCCGATTATGGCACAGAAACTGGTAGAAGCAAATTGCCCGTATCTGAAGGTTGGAGAACGGTTGCCGAACTTCCGAACAGAGGAAGAAGGGAGTGGGCAGATTAGGTTTGCTTAAGTCATTCACGAGTTGATCGAAAGGAGAGTGGAGATGAAAAATGAAACAAAAAGCATAGTAACGATCATTGAAGAGGTTTGTGAGGACGTTTGCGAAAACTACTGTGAGTACAGAAATACGATAGACGACTACGGTGAGTGTGATGTGCAACGAGAGAGCGGCGAATGTCCGTTAGATCGGTTGAATTAAGTTGATTTTAATGGAGAGGTAAAAATGGAAAGCGATGCGGGAAAAGACGAATCACGGAAACGAATGTACAGAAAGTGTTACGACGTAGAGAAACTGAAAAAATACGTGAATGAAGGAAAGTCGAACGTAGAAATAGCATATTTGTTAGACATATCAGTAGCAACGGTTATAGCTGGAGTGAAAGCGTATGGATTAAAAGGGATGCGGAAACGTGGCAGACCGAAAAAGGAGCTGATACATTGAGCAATACAAACGAACCTAGCGCTGCCGCGCTGATCCGGGCGCAGGGGCAGCAGATCCGGCGGGAGACAGCGTGGGAATATTTACAGAGACGATGTGGATTAAGGGGTGATGCGGGTGGAGATAACAAAGGAGCTGCTCCAGGGATACCGGAGTAAAAAGGATGAGATCCTGGAGCTGGATTACATACTCAAAAACCGATGGAGAGATGAGGGGTTGATCGGGAATGACGTAATCTTTGATTACAGCAAGGGATACCCCATGCCACAGGGCGTGGTAGGATTTGACAAGGAGAAGTATGATCGCCTTCAGTGTCGGGATCAGCGACGGAAGGAGCAGCTGGAGCAGGAATGCGAGGAAATCGAGACTTTTATCGAAAATATTGATGAAAGCCTGACGAGACGGATATTCAGAATGTGCTTCGTAGATGGGCGCAGACAAAAGGATGTGGCTAAGGCAGTACATTTAGACAGAAGTCGCATAAGCAGAAAAATAGATAGTTATCTCGAAAACGCACACAAAGCACAAAACGCACATGTATAATAATACTAGAGCCAAAAGGCAAAGCGCCTGCGGCTCTTCCCCCTACTCTTGCGTAAACCAAGTAAAGACGCCCTGCATTTGCGGGACGTTTTTCTTATGTCCATTTAATGGAGTATATCATCAACGGCAGATGTGCAGGGTAGCGCCCTGTGTCCCGGTTCAATTCCGGGTGCTCCGCTTCACCTCTTGAAATAATACCCACGATGTATTACAGAAAGAGGGTTGATAAAATGAATAGCTTTATAAGCTGGATCGGTGGCAAGAAACTACTGAAAAGAAAGATCATGGAACAGTTTCCAAAGAATTTTGACAGATACATTGAGGTATTTGGTGGAGCCGGATGGGTACTGTTCGACAAAGAAAAGCATGCGGACATGGAAGTATACAACGATGTGAACGGAGAACTGGTGAATCTGTTCCGGTGTGTAAAATATCATCCAGATGCATTACAAAAAGAGCTGGACTGGACGCTGATATCCAGGGAACAGTTTTTCAACTGTGTTGCCCAAAATGAGATTCAGGGCATGACAGACATACAGAGAGCAGCGAGGTTCTACTGTCGAATAAAACTAAGTTTTGGTGCTGACCTTGATTCGTTTGGTGTGCGACCGAGGAATATGCAGAAAACAATCGCCTATTTGCAAGAAGCATCGAAGAGATTGAATAGAGTAGTAATTGAGAATGTCGATTTTGAGCGTCTTATAAAAACGTATGACCGGGAGTCGGCATTATTTTATTGCGATCCGCCGTATTACGATGCAGAAAAATATTATCCAGACAAGTTTCAGCCGGAAGATCATGTGAGACTGAGGGATACGCTTTCCCGGATTAAAGGTAAGTTTATCCTGTCTTACAATGACTGTCAGGAGATCCGGGACTTGTACGCAGGATATGATCTGATCGAAGTAGATCGGCAGGATAATCTTGTAACGAAAACTAACCCACGTCGTTACAGGGAGTTAATTATAAAAAATTATTAGAAAAAAGTGGGTATTATTTCGGAAGTGGATGAAAGGTGGTGAGCCCGGATGACAAAAAAGCAGAAAAGATTTGTAGAAGAATATTTGATTGATCTGAATGCCACTCAGGCAGCCATTCGGGCGGGGTATTCTCCGGCCACGGCAAAAGAGATCGGATGTGAAAACTTAACAAAACCTAACATTTCAGAAGCAATCGCGAAAGCAATGGCGGAACGTTCGCGAAGGACAGGGGTTAATCAAGATCGCGTACTTCAGGAGTTGGCCAAAATTGCATTTGCAAAGATCACGGACGCAGTGGATCTGAAAACAGCAACCGTGAGGGAAGATGCCTCCGAAGATGATTTGGCATGTATTCAGTCGATTAAAATAAAACCGAATGAGTTCGGAACAGAAAGAGAAATCAAAATGTACGACAAAAGGTCTGCGTTAGTGGATCTTGGAAAACATCTTGGATTATTTAATTCCGATAAGGAACAAGAAAAGCCGATTCAGATCACTTTTGTGAAAGCGAGCGAGAAGCAAGATGGCGGATAATATTGATTTTGCATTAAATGATCACTTCTATGATTTTGTGGATGACTGGAACTATAAATTTTATTTTCTAGTCGGTGGATATGGCAGCTCCAAGAGTTATCATGTAGCCGTAAAACTGATTAAAAAATTGCTTGAAGAGAAACGAAAAGCTTTGGTTGTCCGAGAGGTTTTTGATACAATCAGAGACTCTTGTTATGACCTCCTACAGGAAGTCGCTGAAGCTATGGGTGTTGATGGCTATTTGACGTTTACATCATCGCCGATGCAGGTCAAGTTTAGTAATGGCAGCAGGATTATTTTTAAAGGGATGGACAAACCGGCAAAATTAAAATCTTTGAACGGTGTATCCATCGTATGGATTGAGGAGTGTTCAGAAGTGAAATACGCAGGATTCAAGGAGATACTCGGACGTTTGAGACATCCGACTCTAAGCAATCATATCATTCTATCAACAAACCCGGTCAGTAAAGGAAACTGGTGTTATAAATATTTCTTTCAGGACAAAAAGAAGAAAGTATTTGTTTTAGATGATGAGAAACTATATAAAGAGCGAACCGTAGTTGTCGGGAACACGTACTACCATCATAGTACTGTTGACGACAATTTTTTTGTGCCTAAAGAGTATGTGGAGCAGTTGGATGACTTGCAGACACATGACCCGGATTTGTACCGTGTGGCAAGGCAAGGGCGGTTCGGAGTAAATGGCACGTTGGTATTCCCGCAATTTGTTGTAGAGTCGGCTGAACAGGTGTCAGAAGAAATACGATCCATTAAGGATCCACTGGAAAAGAATGGTATGGACTTCGGCTTTGTTACATCATACAATGCTGCGCTTCGGATGGTCGTTGATCACGACGAAAAGATTTTATATATTTACCGAGAGTATTATAGTCGGAATAAAACAGATCCGGAGATAGCGGAAGATATGAAAGACTGGAAGGATATTGTAATTAAAGCAGATTGCGCTGAACCAAAGGCAATAAGGTATTACAAACAGTCAGGCTTCCGAATGAAAGCGTGTAAGAAGTTCAAGGGCAGCAGGGCGATGTATACGAAGAAAGTAAAGCGATTTAAAAAGATTGTATGCTCCGATGCCTGTCCGAATACGATCGATGAGCTTCAGGACTTGACCTTTGCGGTAGATAAAGATGACGAGATCATCGAAGATGAATTTAATATCGATCCGCATACATTATCGGCAATATGGTACGCTCTGGACGATTACGAGGTTTCGGACTTAAAAGGCGGCGGATTAAGAACACTTGGAACGAGGTGACAAGGTGAAAATAAAAGAATTATGGAACAAAATCAGAAAGGGCGTGAAAGCGGGAATGGCAGCGGCAACAGAGAGCAACGTACTTACGGACAACAGAGTTGTAAGTATGATAGAAAAATTTAAAGCTTCGGGGAAATATGAGTTGATGAAAGAAGGAGAACGGTACTATCAGGCGGATAACGATATTAAGAACCGAAAAATTACAAGGAAAGTAGACGGGCATAAAGAGGAAGAGACATGGAGGGCGAACAATAAACTCGCCCATGCGAAATATAAAATTCAGGTAGATGAGAAAATCGCATACTTGCTCACAAAGCCGGTTACATACAAAACAGACGGAGCAGATAAAAACGACACTTATGTCGAAAAGGTCAAAGATGTGCTTGGGAAACACTTTCAGTATCAACTTACACAACTCGGATATGAGGCGTCAAACAAAGGGATCGGATGGTTGCATGTATATCTTGATCCGGAAGGAGAGTTGAAAACAATCGTGATCCCGGCGGAGCAGTGCATTCCGTACTGGTCGGACAGAAGCCATACAGAACTGGATGCCATGATCCGGGTATACAATACGACGGTATGGCAGTATAACCAAGAGAAAGAGATTACGAATGTAGAAATTTGGACAAAGGACGGCGTAAAATATTACCGTTTAGAAGGACAAATGCTCGTCTACGACAATGATAAAAGTATGGATGCAGGCGGACCCGTAGCGCATTATAAAAGTGTAGAGGAGTGGAAAACGTGGGGGAAGGTGCCATTCATTCCGTTTAAAAACAATCAGATCGAAATGCCGGACATCAAATTTGTAAAGAGCTTAATTGATGGCTATGATTTAGGGCGCAGTGAAGCGGCGAACTATATGGATGAGGTCAAAAACCTGATATTTGTCTTAAAGGGGTATGGAGGTCAAAATCTATCAGATTTTATAAAACAGCTCAATGAAGACAGAGCAATTTTGATCGATGACGCAGAAGATGGAGGCGTCGATACGCTTACGCCACAAATGGATATTACTGCATTGCGAGAGCACTACGAGCAGTTAAACCGCGATATTGTAGAGAGTGGGCAATCGGTAAATAAAGACTTGGACAAATTCGGATCAGCGCCGTCCGGCGTGGCTTTGAAATTCATGTACAGTAGTCTTGACCTTAAATGCAACCTTATGGAAACGGAGTTCAGCAGGGGGTTTGAGCTGCTATTGTATTTTGTGGATCTGTATTTGCAGATTTCCGGACATGGAGATTACGAAAAGATTGATGTAGAGTTGGTCTTTAACAGAGATATGGCGATAAACGAGGCGGAGCAGATTCAAAATTGTAGTAATTCGCAGGGGATTATATCGGATGAGACACTGATCGCGCACCATCCTTTTGTGTCTGATGTGGAAGAAGAACTGGAAGCGTTGAAAAGGCAAAAGGAAGCATATAGTCCGTTGTGGGATAAAGCGCCGATTATAAAGGACGGAGAAAATGGAGAAGAATAGCGAATACTGGGAGAAGAGACTTGCGTCGGAAACGTGGAAAACTTACAACTCACTGGAAGAAAAGAACCGGGAACTGTTGGAGTTTTATATCGATGCGAGTGAAAGTGTAAAAGAGGAGCTCTATCGACTGGCTGAGAAGTACAGTAAGGATGGAGTTCTTTCTCTGTCTGATATGCATAAACAGAACCGTCTCACAGAATTGAACGGAAAGTTTGAAAAGATCATAGAGGATCTTGGACATTCAACGGAAGCATTTGCGAAGAAAAACATGCAGGATGGATTCAAAAAAGTGTATGCGGATACCGCGGTAGGCATGGGAGAGCTTGATTTTTCAATGCCGAATAAGAAACTGATGGAGAAGCTGATGGAAGCGCCGTGGCGTGGGGATAACTTTTCGGGAAGACTCTGGAAGAATCAAAAGAAATTGGCAGTTAGCCTGAATGATATCCTGCTTACTGGATTGCAGCAGGGAAAAACGACGGTTGAAATCGCGATCATGCTTCATAACCGTATGGGGCAGGGATTTAATGAATGCCACAGGCTTGTCCGAACGGAAACGATGCATTATTTGAACGATGCGACCTTGCAGCGTTATAAAGACGCAGATGTTAAGTATGTGCAGATTTTAGCAGCAAAAGATGAAAGAACCTGCGATATCTGCGGTGGATATCACGAAAAGGTCTATCCGATCGAGGAGTGTGTTCACGTTCCGCTGCATGCGAATTGCCGGTGTACGATCATTCCGGTTACGGATGAGAAATTGATTGCGGCATATGAGAAAAATCATCCTGACGAGTTAGAATCGGATATCGGACAGAAAATAGTAGATCATATTACTGGGATATCAAAACAGAGAAAGATGTTTGAACAGAAAGTTAAAAATATAAATGATATTCGTGTAAGAACATTATTAACCCAATCGTTGGAAAGGACTACTATAAAAAGGGCAAAAGGAAGAAAGTCTAAATATTCGGCTAGTGAAAAGACAGTGTATCTAGCGAAAAATGCAAAGGTTGATACATTAGCACATGAACTATTCCATGAAATAGATGATGCCTATGGGTTAATTGAAAATGGATTGTTAAGTAAATCTGTTATATCTGATTACAATAAGCTGCAGAACCTTGCGAAAGGTTATGGAAAATCCATTGAAGAAATGTTATACTCAAGGTATCCAAAAGCATTCAGGAAAGATACCGAGAAATTGGCGTTGAAGGAAGAGTATCGAGGCATTTCGGATATTTTAAACGGAATGTCTAGCGGGGAAATAAATCTTGGATATTGGCACGATAAAGAATATTGGAAAAAGACTGGAAGAGTAGAAGCAGAAAGTTTCGCACAATTTGGGCGTGCTTTGTACGGGGGAAATCCAGAGGTTTTGGATATGTTTAAATCATTATTTCCGAATTCATACGATGAGGTGAGTGGAAGGATTGAAAGGTTGATAAAATAATGTGGTATGGAAAGACAACAGAGGAATTGAAAAAATTGAATGAAGAGTACTATAAGTTGTTCGGTGGGTATCCATTCGGGCATATGGAGCTTGAATATGAAGCCGATGAGTACGATGAGTACGTAAGAGATATTAAAAAAGCAATCAGAATCAAGAAACCATTAACAGAATTTGTAGAGTAGGTACCACCGGTCGAATACGATTGGTGGTCTTCTTATATTCAGAAAGCAGGAAAGGAGGAAGTGGCATGAAAGCAGTATGCGTTAAAAATTATTATGACAAGCAGCTGAAGAGGAAAGTGACGGTAGGCGATGAACTGGAGCTGACAGATGAGCGGTTTAAAGAGTTGTCTACGACAAGTAACGACGCAAAAATGACATTGGTAAAAGCGAAGCCGGGGAAAAAGGCGGCTGCAAAGAAAGGATAAGGTGATCCTGAATATTTCCCAGCTCCGGGTTACAGAGCACATGAAGCATCCGTAAGGGTGCTATTTTTCTACCCTTTTTTATAGGTTGCAGGGTATAAAGAACAACGGTACATCCCAGTACCGGGAGAGCCGGTATAAAAATCTATGGAGGTAAAGAAAAATGGAGTGGTTACAGAAAATTTTATCAAATGCGGTTTATGGGGCAGATGGGAAGCTGGATGTAGAGGCTACCATGAAAAAGGTGAATGAGGAAGCACCAAAGCATATCATTCCGAAAGAGCAGTATAACGGAAAGGTAAAGGAGCTTGAGACTGCAAATAAGACAATCGGGGATCTGAAAAAGAACAATGCCGATAACGAGGAGCTTCAGAAGACGATCAAAACGCACGAAGGGACAATCAAGCAGTTAAAAGCTGACCATGAGAAAGAGATTAAAGGCATGAAGATCGATGCGGCAATCAATAAGGCGCTTGCGGATAACAATGCGAAACACGCGGAATTGCTGGCAGGGAAAATTGACCGTGAAAAACTGATCGTTTCGGATGATGGAACAGTTTCAGGACTGGACGAGCAGATGAAAGGCTTGAAGGAAAGCTATAAGGATCTGTTTAATCCTGTTTTGTCGGGAAGAAATCCGGCAAACCCTGACGGAGGTGGTTCAGGGGTAACGGCATTTGATACACTTGTGCAAAACGCCGACAGCATGACAGCCGAAGAAGTGGCGGTACAGTTTGCGGCGATGGCGAAAGAATAAGAAAGAGAGAGGATGAAAGAATATGGCAGCAGATAATTTTAAACCTACCCTTTGGGAGGGAGCGCTTCTCGCGAACTTCCATTCCGTATCGATTGCGGACGTATTGGCAACAAAACCGACAGAAATTAAAGGGCAGAAAGTTATTTTTAACCGGGTTGCAGGGGGAACACTGAAAGATTACTCGGGAAGTGTGGACTGGGATGATATCGACACGACTCCGGTAGAAATGGTATTTGACAAGAAGAAATATTTTGCGTTTGCGCTGGATGATGTGGATAAGGTGCAGTTAAAAGCAGATCTTTTGTCGGCGACAACGAAAGAACATGCGGCGGTTCTTGCAGAGACGTACGACAAAGACTTTTTCGCGGCGCTGTTGGCAGGGACAAAACTTCTGATCGGAAGTTCCTCTGCGAAGAAGAAAGTAACTGCGGCAAGCGCATATGATTACATCGTAGATCTTGGAACGATGCTCTCCAAGAAGAAAGTTCCGAAAGTCAACCGTTTCGTGACGGTAAATGCGGACTATCTCGGATTACTGTCCAAAGATAAGCGCTTCACGGCAAACCCGAAAGTGTTGGAAAATGGAGTGGTAGAAGGTCAGACAATCAACGGCATGCAGGTGATGTGTTCCGAGGAACTTCCGGCAAACGTCATTATTGCAAACCATAAATCCGCGATCGGTGCGGCGAAACAGATCAATGAAGTAGAAGCGATGCGTCTGCAGAATAAATTTGCAGACGGAATCCGTGGACTTTGTGTGTACGGCGATAAAGTACTCCGTGACGATGCAAGTGCAGCATTATATTTTGAAGTCGGAACAGCGGCAGATGCAGATCCGATCAACGTCAAGATCACAAACGATACAAAGAGTCCGGTAAACACAAAAGAGGTATCAGCCTAGAGGGGGAGTAATCCCTCTCTTTTTGAGGTGATGAAGAATGGAAAAAAAGATTTTAAAGGAATTGTTGAAGCGTCCGGGAATGTCTGAACAAGACTGGGAGCTTTTGGAAGACATGATCCACGACAGCATCATCGACATGCGGAGTTACTTAAATTATGAGGATGAAGAGTCACTGCCGGAAGGGGTAATTCCGGCTGTAAAAGAACTGACGCTGATCCGTTTTAACAAAGACGGAGTTGAGGGAATTGCAAGCGAATCCCAAAGCTTCGGCGGAAGTACGACATATATGGATGCTTTGCCGGATCAGGTAAAGCGAACGATCAGAAGATATAGAAGATTACCGAGGTGATAGATATGTCAATTAACAGAGATATGAAATCGTATCGGCTGCAGAAAGAAGAAACTGTCAGAACTCCATCCGGGGCAGAAAAACAGAAATGGATTGACATGGGCGGGGTAAAAGCTGCCGTTTACAAGAAAAATGATATGAAGGTGGCTGCATCTGCGACCTATTTGGAATCGACACATATAGGGCTGACGCGCTGTAAAAGTATCAAAGCAGAGGGATACCGCCTTGTAAAAGACGACGTTGTCTATCGAATTATAGATTGTAATCCGCAGGGACGCATGACGAATCTTCTGTTGAAGGTGGTGGAGTGATGGCAGATAATGACGATTTTGTTCAAAGTATCCGGGATGCAACGGCAAAGATTACTTTGGACATGGAGAAGAAAGTGTCGCAGGCGTGTCTTGTAGTGGAAGGTGAGGCGCGCCAGCTTTGTCCGGTCGATCAAGGTCATCTTAGGGCGTCGATTACAAGTGAGACGGAAATCACGGCAAGCGAAATTATCGGCAGGATTGGGAGTAATTTGGAATATGCCCCCTATGTGCACAACGGTACAGGAATTTACGCTGTAAACGGAGACGGAAGAAAGACGCCGTGGGTGTATGAAGTGAAAGCAGGAAAATACAAAGGGATGCATTTTACGGTAGGACAGAGACCGAAACCGTTTTTGTCATACGCCATTATCTACAATGCGGCACAGATTGAGAAAATACTCGGAGGTTGATATGGAGATTAGCATTAAAAACTATATCGAAACGGAGATTCCGAAACTGTCGGGCAAATTATATCCGGTATTTACAACAGTGTTAGACGACTTAAGTGTAGTTTACACATTTACTCCGATATCCGGCGGACATGTAAAACAGAGCCAGCTTGAGTTAAAGATTATGCATCGGGATTATGATACTTGCAAAGATGCAGAAGTAAAATTGAAAGATCTGCTCGATATGGAAGAAGATGATCCTTATATTACAACCGGGAACATCCGTTTTCATTCCAGTATAGCAGGCGGAGGAACAATATTTAATGATGGGTGTCAAATGTTTGAAGATACCCTGTATTTTATCATTGATTGGAGGAAACGTAATGAAAAACAATGACGAAATTTTAATCGGAGCGTGTGATGTGTATATGTATGAATTTACCGGAACAGAGATCCCGGAACACGCGACCATTGAAACAGAAGAACATGATGTCGGGCATTGCTCTTCTGGATTTACCGTAAATTATAAGCCGACAAAATACGATGTGAAAAATCAGTATGGACAGATTGTAAAGTCTGCGATCACAGAAGAGGCGATCTCGGCAAAGACGGGAGTTTTATCGTGGAATCTTGCGAATATGTCTCTCTTATCCACCGGAGTCTACACGGAAGATAAGGCAGGAAAGAAAAAAGATCTGATTTTTACCGGGGATGGAAAGGCATTAAAAACAGTTTTGCTTAGGGCAGTACACACAAAGGAGAACGGGAAAAAGATTCGTTTTACGATGATCGGCCAGGGCGGATCGGGATTTGCAATCGCGTGGGAGAACAAAGAAGTAACGATCGATGCAGAATTAACGGCGATCAAGAAAGTAAAAGGTTTCCTTGCAAGTTTTGAAGAAGAACTTACGGACGAAGAAGCGGCGGCGATTGTCGCGGCATAGGAGGGCGCAATACGGTGTTAGATTTAGATCAATACATGAACAATTCCGTGAAAATAAAGCTGTTTGGGAAAGAATATGATGTATTCGAGCCGACAGTCGGAATGATTTTAGAAATGGATCAGTTAGAGGCGGATCTGTCCGAAGACAATGTGTATGAAAAACGGATCGATGCATGCTTGCTCCTGATAAATCATAACAGGCAGGGCAGGGAGTTTACGGCGGATGAGATAAAAAAACTTCCGTTAGAAGCAGTTATCCGTTTGATTGCGGAAGTATCAGCGCTGCGGCTGAAAGCAGATACAGACCCAAACTCCGAATCCCAGTTCCGGAAGGAGAAATCGGAAAAGCAATCTGCGAAAAGTATTTCCCGACAGAGAACTGGGAAAGAGCATACAGCCTAAAAACAGGAATTATAAAAAGAATAAGCCAGTATACCGGATTGAACTTTCGTGAGGTCTTGGAACTGCCTTATTCTTTTTATTTGTTATTAAATCGGGAAAGCTGGATCGCAAGCTATCAATCGTCCGAAGCCGGAAGAGAAATACTAAAGAATTTGTGGAGGCTGCAGCAGACCGAGGCGGATGAAGTCGCAATCCATAAATTCGCAGAAGGGAGACGAAAATGGCAGGAGGCATAAAATTAGCACCTCTTTTAACAGAGATCAAAGTTGATATCGAAAACTTTAAAAGCGATATGGAGAAAGCGGCTGCAATCGGAACAAGTGAAGCAAAGCGGATCAGTCAGGAGATGGAAACGACGGCGAAAGTCGGAGAAAAATTTTCTAAAGCAGGTGATCTGCTGACGAAAGGCTTGACACTTCCGATCGTGGGCGTAGGCGCCGCAACGACAAAAATGGCGGTTGATTTTGAGAGCAGCTTTGCAAAAGTAAGTACACTTCTGGATTCAAATGTCGTAGATTTTGCGCAGTACAAAAATGAGCTTCTTAATGCAAGTAGTGAAACGAAGGTGGCGGTGGATGAATTTTCAGAAGCCGTTTACTCTTCTATTTCTGCCGGGGTGGATCAAAAAGAAGCGATCCAGTTCACGACGGATGCGATGAAACTTGCAAAAGGCGGTTTTACAGACGGGGCGAAAGCAGTAGACGTCCTCACGACGGCAATTAACGCGTATGGATTGCAAGCGAGTGACGCCACGAGAGTATCCGATTTATTGATCACAACGCAGAATTTGGGTAAAACAACGGTGGACGAACTGGCGTCAAGCATGGGAACAGTGATCCCGGTTGCAAATGCGTCGAATTTCAGCATTGAGGAATTGAGTGCATCTTATGCACAGCTTACGAAAAACGGTGTGGCAACAGCGGAATCTGGAACGTATTTAAAAGCAATGTTGTCAGAGTTGTCAAAAAGCGGAAGTATTGCGGACATAACGCTACGGGAGCTGACCGGAAAAGGTTTTGCAGATCTGAAAAAAGAGGGGACGTCTACAACAGAGATTTTGAGTCTGTTAAATGCAGAGGCGCAAAAGAACGATAAGACTTTGAAAGATATGTTCGGCTCGGTGGAAGCAGGATCGGCGGCGTTGGTGCTGTATAAAAACAGCGGCGAAGAATACAACGAAATGCTGCGGGGAATGGAGACAAGCGCAGGGGCGACACAAAAGGCGTTTGAAAAAATAGATGCGACTCCGGCAGAACAGTTAAAAGGCGCATTGAATGAACTTCGGAACGAAGGAGTACGTTTTGGTGCAGCGTTTGTTCCGGTAATCGAGAAAGCGTCTGATATATTAGGGGATGTGGCAGAAGCATTTTCCGAATTAACAGATGAGCAGAAAGAGAATGTGGTGCAGTGGGGAATCACTCTTGCGGCAGCAGGTCCGGCGTTAAAACTAATCGGCGGTGGGATTCAAACCTATACTAAGTTAAAGACAGGAATAGGAGCAGTCACAAAAGCACTTAGCGCTTTCGGTGACGCACAAGAGGCGGCAGGCATAGGAGGATCTGTGCTTGCAAAAAGCTTTACAGGCGCTCTGGGAACATGTGCACCCCTTGCGGCAGGTTTAGCAGCGGTTGGCGCCGGAGTATATGCTCTTCATGAGCAAAGCGATGTGCTCAATTCCACAGTCCTTAAATCGAGAGAGGAAATGTCATGGCTGGAAGAAGCACTGGCAGATCTGCAGGGAGTTACAAGGTACACGAAAGATGAACTGGAAGAAATGGGGTATGTACATAAAGAATTCAGCGATGAGTTAAGTCCTGAATTTCAGGAAGCCGTGGAAGAATCTACGAAAAAGGTCCAAGAATTCAGTGTGTACTTGCACGAGATCGGATTTGACGGAATCATGACACAGGAGGAAACCGATGGGTTTACGAAACGGGTCAATGGTATATGTGACGAAGTAATCTCGACGATCGAAAACAGGAAAGAGGAGGCGCAAAGCGGACTGAAAGACCTGTTCATCGCAGATGATCAGGTGATTGATGAAAGCGAACAGAAAGTACTGGAACTGTTGTCGCAATCAAGTGATGCGCAGATTAGTGAAGTACAGACGTTACAAGGTGAAATTCTTGCGATCCAGCAAAACGCAGCGAATGAAAAACGACAGTTGAATGAGCAGGAAATTGCAGACATCCAAAGTAAAAACGAACGGATACGTCAGATTGAGTTGGAAGCGCTGGGAGGAACAGAGCAGGAAATCCTTTATGCAAAAAATGAGTTTGCTGCTCGAGTGCGAACGATGGATCTTGAAAGTGCATCGGAACTTTTACAAGAGAAAGCGAAGATCAGAGATGATGAAATCGTACAGATTCAAGCGGCCTACGACACAGAAATACAGCTACTGCAGAGTAAACTTAGCACATGCAAGGAAGAAGATCGGGCGTATTATGAAGAACAGATCGCAAATTTAGAGCAGGATAAGCAGAAAAAGATTACAGAACAGCGTGACCTTTACGACGAATATCTACGAATTATCGAAGAATACAACCCGAAATTACTGGAGGGAATCAGCGACTTGAATGGTCAGATCCTCACAGGAGAGGAGGAAAGGAATGCTGAATATCTGCAAAAGGTACAGGAAATGTATGCGGGGTTAGAGCAAATTACAGAGTCAGGATGTTATACCCTATATAACATGGAAAAAGGCACAAATGAGGATATCGTGGTCAATTATGATCAGGCAACAGGGAAGATTGTCGGTCTCTACAACGAAGCATCTGGAACACTTGTTGGATATTCGCAAGAAATCCAAGCTGCGACGATGGAGATGGCACTGAGCGGAAAAGGGTCTTTTGAGATGCTGGGAACATCCTTAGATGGACTGAAAGAGAAGAACGGTGAACTCGTCAATGCGAATGGGGATGTTGTGAGCTCCTTGTCGGACATTAAAAAGTCGGCAGACGGCACGCGGGAAGGAATTGCGATTTTAAACGGAACACCTTGTGAGGTAAAGGTTAATAAAGACGGAACAATCGCAGATTTACGGGCGATTGATGAGGAAGCGAACAACGCCACGAGAGCGAGGACACTGTCGATCACATTAGCAACGAACGCAATAACAAGTGGCATTAACGCTGCGATTTCAGCAGCGCAGGGATATTCTCACTATAACGGACTTGATAACGTACCTTACGACGGATATCAGGCAGTGTTGCACAAAGGAGAGCGTGTCCTGACAGCAGAGGAGAACAAGGCGTATAGTAACGATCCGGGGATTGATTACAATAAGATGGAAAAGTGTATGAAATCTGCGGTCAGGGAACTTACTTTATCAGTGGGCAGCAGGGAACTCGGCAGAATTATGGATGAGCATTTGCGAGAAAGGGGGATTCTGTAAATGGATGTGTATTACATTAATCATTTAAACGAAAAGATTCTCCTCGACTCTGAAAATGTGATTCTGAAGTATCAAGAGTTATTCAACTATTCATGGGATGCAGATACAGATAATGGGAAAATAACGTCATTTACAAGAGAAATGGCCACATATCCCATTACGGTTACTGTAACCGCGGATTCAGATGAGGAATTTGCGGACATCCTGAATAATTTCCACAGCATCGTTGTAAAAGACATCATAAACCACAAACCGGGGCGGCTGTATATTGGAGATCAGTATTTGTCCTGCTATATATCCGGCGATATAAAAACGGATGCGTTTATGGGTGTTCCGATACAGGTTAAAAATCTTACCGTTGTGACGGATCATCCGTTTTGGATTCACGAGGTATCAAGATCTTTCCAGCAGATTATATCGGGGGATGATCCAGAGGGGCATTTAGATTATGAGTATGATTTTAACTATGATTACACAATGCCATATGGCAGTGATTTGATTTGGACAGTAGATCATTTTGCCCCCTGCGAATTTCTTCTGACGGTTTTCGGGCCTGTGACAGATCCGATGATCTTAATTAATGGACATCCGTATCAAGTTTATACATCTCTGGACGAGAATGATTACATGCAGATCAATAGCCGGAATAATACGATTGTTAAATATAGGTCGGATGGAGTCCGACAGGATATTTATGATTCCCGAGCAAAGCAACAGTCAGTATTCGATCTGATTGCGCCGGGAAATATCCGTGTTGTTTGGCCAGGAAGTTTCGGCTTCGATCTTAAATTATACTGCGAAAGGAGCGAGCCGAAATGCAAGACGAAAGGCAGTTGATCCTTGCGGATCAGAATTTCCGGGATATCCGTCCAGTGATGGGAGCGGAAATTGATATGGCGATTGGATCGGATGAAAACGACTATGAAATCAAGATTCGGCGCGATCAGTGGGATGACCGATATAAGTATGGGAATGTGTTTTACATCAATGATACAGAGTTTGGCGGTATTATCGGGAGGAAGAAGATAAACACGACAGACAGCACAATATCTTTATTTGGCAGGACGTGGAGAGGAATGTTGGAAAAGAAAATCATTCGTCCACCCGGCGGGCAGGATTATAAGAAAGTATCCGGTGAACTGAATACAGTGTTAGATGGTCTGATCACAGACTGTTTCGGTGATTATTTTGTTGTATCTCGAAGCGATACGGGAATATTTGTAACTGATTATCAATTTGATAGGTACTGTACTTTACTGGCAGGTCTTACAAAGATGTTAAAAAGTGTCGGGCATCGGTTACAGATACGGTATGTACAGCAGGAGAGAGGGCAACCCGGATACGTGGAATTGTCGGCAGTACCGATTGAGGACTACTCGGAAAAAATTGAACTGTCACAGGACAGCCGGCTGAACTTTACATTTGATGAAAATAAAAACGGGATCAATCATTTGATTTGTCTTGGAAAAGGTGAATTGCAGGATCGGCAGGTGATTGATCTGTATGTCCAGGAGGACGGCAGTATTGGCAGAGATTTGTTTTATACAGGAATCAGGGAAGTTTGTGGAGTATATGAAAATACGTCAGCAGAGCGTGATGAGCTGGAAGAAAAAGGAAGAGAAAAGCTGGCGAAGCTTATGAACAGAACTATTTTTGAAATGAATGTTGAGCAGTTAAAAATGAATGTTGAGATTGGGGATATTATCGGCGGGCGTGATTACGACACTGGGATGTATGCGGCAAAGCCGATTGCAAAAAAGATTTACCGGGTAGCGGGAGGAAAGACCTCTCTTGAATATAAAGTAGAAGGAGATGATTAATTATGGAATTAGTAACAGGAAGATCGGGGAAGCCGCACATCACATCACAGCAGGTTCGGCAGCTTCAACAGGGTATTTTTGGGGCGAATGCCTGTATCCTTAATACGGGAAGTATGCTGACACCGGAAGTGCAGAGCTCAAATAAAATCCGTATCAAAGATGGCGCGCTGATGTTTCAGGGTGCTCTCTTTACTGTTAAAGTTGGGGGTTACGATGAGGTAACTATCAACAATGGTAATCAAGGAATGAAGAGAAAAGATGTGATTGCAGTCAAATATACATATGACTCGTCACGAAACATTGAGTCAGGAGAATGGGCGGTTGTGCAGGGTACGCCAGCGGCAAGTAATCCGGCAGTGCCTAGTATGCCAGTAACGGATGGAGATATTCAGGCGGGTGATGCAGAAGTGTATTGTCCGGTATTTGTAATTAATTTGGATGGGATAAATGTTACGGGCGTCGATATCATACCTCCGATGATGGATGATATGTCTACGATAAATAAATATTTGTCGGAGTTGCAGTCGTATCACGATAAAAAGACGCTCACACCAACCGATCTGGGAATAAGAGCAGGAGTGTGGACAGCCATAGCAAACAACTCGTATAAAATCGGTAAAACGATACACCTAAATATGGAAATTTATACAAC